ACCATGATACTTGAAGTACAAGGAGGTACGCACGACGGAACAACGCCATCACTCCCAATCGCCATAGGAACTAAGAACATGTTCAGTGGTCTTAACCTGTACCCATGGAGTCCAACTGTGGTAACGGGGAAACACTCGGTACAGATTGTACCAATAATTAAGGATACCGGTAGAAACTACACATATGACATTTTCGTTGAATTGGTTTCTGGGGTTGGTGGGTCTCTAAAAACGATTACACATAAACTCACAGGTTCCGCGACACTTGATAATGGCGCCGGTGGTAATGTAAACTTGGGTGGTTCGGGTTTCGAGTACACATATTAAATTTACTACAAGGGAAAACCCTGCGGTAGATAAAAAGTAATTATGCCCTGATGGAATCAGAGACGGCTAGAGCAATCACGCCGACAATGAAAGCCATGACGACATAATTGAGTTCAGTTTCTTCGCGGCCAATCGTTGGTTTATCTTCCTCGATTTCGAGTTCCACGACTGGCTTTTGCTGTTTGACTGGAGGATTCAATTCCTCCAGTGGACAGTATGCTATCATTTATATATATTTAGAGATTAATTTCAGTCTTCTTCTTTCGTCTCGTCTTTTTGGGTTTAGAAGAGTTGACATTTACCTGTCGAACCTCACCACCCGTCGAGTCACCAGAAACGGAGATGATATCGGAAACATCATCCTCATCTTCTTCTTGAATGGTACCGGATGTTCCCATGTTGGTGTTCATGGGAGGTGGAGGTGGCATAGAAATCCCACCCATGAGGCTGGAAATATCGAGGCCGGGACCCTTCATCTCATATTGGCCAGTGCCACCGACGGGTGCATCGACTGCTGGGCCGTCAGTGTTCCGTGTGGTGTTCTGAACAGCGCTCATCATACTCTTGATGAGATCAGGGTTTTGCTTCATGACATCGTTCATATTGGGCATCACCGATTTGAACATACTATTGGTAAGATGGAACATCATAGCAGAGCCACCGAGCATCATAATCAGCTTGACCTCTGGAGCGATATTCACCTTGGATCGGTACTTCACATAGAGTTCTTCAAAGACACCATCATAGTCATCAACATTCTCCATAACAGACTCAGACCAACCCTCTAACTGAATCTCAAAGGGGTTGTACCGCTTGTTAAGGAACTCCAGGCCAGTCACACACGCTACGAGCATTCGCCTAGAAAAACGGACAGACTGTTCGACATCTATACTGTACGTAATCCTCTTCACTTCAGAACGAAGTTCATCAATATTTGAATATGCATTCAGGCGCTTGTTCACAGCGAAACCCTTCTTCTCTAACCGACCAAGTTTATTAATCAAATCAGCCTTCTCTTCATCAATGGAGCCATACCCCTTTGAAGGTTGCTCATCCTGCTGACCAGAACCCATGTTCATGTCATCATCAAAAAAGGTTGGTTCATCCTCACCATAGTCAATCTCCTCTTCATCACCCGGTGGGGGTGGAGCATTCTGCTTATTAGGGTTCGCGAAAGCATCCATCGCTTCTTGTTGCATCTGGGGTGCGGGTCTGGACATATGGTTCGTGGGTCGTGGAACACGCTGAGGACGAGGAGCCGATATTTCAATCTCATCCATCAGGGCCTGTTCATCTGCATCTAGTTTCATCACATTTGGGGATCCTCGATCGATTACAATTTCTTCGTCCATCTACTCTCTATATGGAAACTAAAAAAATACCTTTAACGCAGTTTAGAAAAAATATATTGGTCTATTATAAATGTTTAAGCTTAACCAGCAGAACCGCAACGCTCTCATGTCCATCGCCATTTTATTGGTGATCATTTTTGCCCTGAGTGCCAACAAGAATATCAGCAACTACCAGCCCATGCCTATTATTATCAAGACTGTGAATGAAAAGTCTATGTTCGATCTTGAGAACAAGATCGAATGTGCCCCTGGTCAAGGTAAGGAGGGAAGTGCTTACACTACAGGTCTCACACCCGGTGGTGTTTGTGGTGCTCAACAGCTTGTCGGTGAACATGCTGGGTATGCCATCGAAGATGGAATTGGTGGATCTTTAATCTAAGCTAACTATAAATGGCGACCCCAGATCTCAACTATGAATATCACACCATCACGATCGATTCGATTGGTCAAAGTAGTGCAAACACCTTCACCTGTTATCTTCAACAACCACTGAAAAATGTTGTTCAGGCTAAATTATTGGGTGCTCGTATTCGGACAACTACTGCTACAGAACATTGTTATGTCTCGATAGATGAACTCGATTCTATTTTTTCTGATCGTGCATCCAATGTACTCACTGGTCAGGCTTCTATGAGCGTTCTTAGAGGTTCTTTTGCTAGTATCGTATCCGATTCTTCTACTGTAGTCAAGTTTAAAGATGAGTATCCGATTTTCACTCAGTACATAGACCCCATTCGCCGTTTAGATCGATTCACTGTTACAATTCGTAATCAGGATGGTAACACAATCACTCGTTCGACCGCCTCGGATAAAAATGTTTTAGTCCTCCGATTCATGTGTAGGAAAAGTAATATGTAATTTTCTCTTTATAAAGTAAACGATGTCCGCTGGTATCACTCAACTTATTGCCGTTGGTGCCCAGGATGAATTTATCATGGGTAAACCTGAGATATCGTTTTTTAGTTCAGTCTTTAAACGACACTCCAATTTTTCACAATCCATCGAAAAACAAACGATCCATGGAAGTGTGAAAAGTAATTCTATGTCAAGTGTCCAGTTCGAAAGAACTGGTGATCTTCTCAGTTATGTCTATCTGACGATGGATGACAATACACAAGCTCTCGATTCGCAAAGGTGGGATAACATCATCGAGAAAGTGGAGCTTCTGATAGGGGGATCTGTAGTTGATACACAAGATTCTGTATTTACTGAAAATATCGCCGTGGATACATTCGCACAAAACGTATCTAGAAGTGCCCAAGGTACACACCCGGGTATCTCCGCTAGGTCATTTTTTTACCCTCTCCGCTTTTTTTTCTGTGAAACGCCACAATCAGCCCTCCCATTGGTAGCCCTTAATTACCATAATATAGAGCTCCGCATTTATTGGGGACCGGATGTCACTAACAAAAATATAGAAGTGTTTGCGAATTACATCTATTTGGATAACGAAGAGCGTGGAAACATAGCTTCTCGTAAACATGATATGTTAATAACACAAGTTCAAAAGAACATTGGTTCTGGGACAACTCTCCAAGAACTCACATTTAATCACCCTGTGAAGTATTTAGCATCTTCTAATACAACAACTAATAGTGCTCTTACTTCACCTACGAATAGGGTAAAACTCAGTATTAATGGTATGGATATTGGAAATTATAGATGGGGTAAACCACATTTCATCGATGTGACACATTACTACCACACTAACTTTGTGGCCTCCCCCGATTTTTTCTTGTATCCGTTTTGCCTTTCTACGAGCTCCCATCAGCCCACTGGTACACTGAATTTTAGTCGATTAAGTTCAGCCAAAATCACGAGTGAGACCATGAACATCACTGACCCTATATATGCCGTAAATTACAACATATTGCGCATCGAGAATGGTATGGCGGGACTTCTTTACGCGAATTAAAATACCATTCTATATTAAATGGTCAAGAATTTGCCGACCGTGGAACGTTCCACGAAAATTAGATTCGGTAAAAATTGTACCAATGACCAGGCAGAAAACACGGTTGTGTTTAATGCGAGTAACGTTGAATTGGATGTGGATACACCTGGATCCATATACATGACACCTGTACGTGTAGATCCAGATATGGCAAGTGACAATATCATGGTATTGGCGTATAACAGAGATACCAAAGAGTTAACGGATTCAAACGCAATTGCCAGAGAAATTCTCAACTTTAATCTTTTGGGTGCGACTAAAAACGGAAATGTTACACCCTATACGGTGCGGTTTGATTCAACTGATGCAATTCCTGCAGCAACTACAAGTTTTGTAACTTCCGGAATTGTTGGTATTTCCAATAATACACCAACTGACACGATGTCCGTGGGTTCTAAAATGTTTGTAAATACAACTGCTTCAAATACATTAACTGTTTTGGGAAGTACATATATCCAAAATAATTTAGTAGTCGATGGAGATGCGACATTTAATGGACTCGTCACAACTTTACATTCTAATAACACTGTGATACGAGATGCGATTTTGGAAATTGGTAAAGATAACGTGGTTGGGGATGCGTCACTCGATCTGGGTTTGGTGATGACACGCCCAGGTTCAAATATAGCCGTCGGGTACCTAGAAAGTTCAAATGAATTTGCGATTGGGTATACACAATCGAGTGCCAATCATCATACGATTACACCTCTCACAACTCAAGATATTAACGTCCACGTGTACGGTCAAATTTTCACCGAATCCAATGTTGGTGTCATGAACACAAATCCTGTACACACTTTGGATGTGGGTTCAAACCTTTTCGTAGATGAATTTGGTTCAAATATTTTGGTGGTCACTGGTAATACAAGTATTTCCGCCGACTTGACTGTTGATGGAGATACTTTATTCGTAGATTCGGGTGTTGACAAAGTGGGTATTAATACATTGACCCCATCCGCAGAACTTCATGTCGTCGGTAACGCATACATAAGTTCTAATTTAACGGTTGACACAAATACCTTACATGTAGATGTTGAATCAAACCGAGTTGGTATAAATCAAATTAATCCTACAAAAGATCTCGATGTAAATGGAACAATCGCCGCTACTCGGCGCG